ATGTTGATAATGCATTCCCATTATTCAGTGCTTATGATAATAGAGGAAGTAGTGATAAAATTCCTGGACAAATACAGATTGTAAATACCCAAGAGATTAATGTTGCAACTGGTTTAGCTACAGTTGGATCTGGAGGTACTGTTAGTTCAATTTCTGTTGTGAGTGGTGGTTCTGGATATGAAAATATTCCTACAGTTTCTATTGCTAAATTTAATAGACTTCAATCTGGATTAGGTACTTCTCTCTTTGTAAATATTCCTCTAACTAAGGAAATTGGTAAAAGTTGGACTAAAGTAAATTCAGATACAGATCATAAGTTCTATGGTGTTGACTACATTCCTGAAGGAGTATTTGTTGCAGTTGGAAGTACATCTGGTATTAATACATCCACAACAGGTATAGGTTGGTCATCTGCATCAGTAACTGGTACATATGGTCAATTGAATAGTGTTGTTGGACTTAAATCTGAGGTTGTTGCTGTTGGTGCTGCAGGTACGATTGCAATAAGTACTACAAAAGGATCAACATTTGGCCCAACATCCATTTATAGAAGAATACAATTTGGATTCTTACCATCTTATACTCATATAAATATTCCTCAAAGTTTAAATGCTGCAGCTGTTGGATCATATCTATTCCCTAATGCATTAACAGGAATAGCTACAGATATTCCTTATGAAAGAACAGTTGTTGTTGGTGCTGCTGGTACAATTTTGTATAGTGAGCCTGGAGTAGCTGGTCTTTCATCATCCTTTATTCTTGCTAATAAATATGCAACTCAACCATTTTATGGAGTTGGATATAATGAAGGTACATTTATTGCTGTAGGTAATGCTGGTGCATTATACAGATCAACAGATGGAGAAATTTGGTCTGGTGTTACAACAACATCAGTTTCAACTAGATTTAATGATATATCTTATGCAAATAATAAGTGGGTTGCTGTTGGTGCTGCAGGAAGTATTATTAATTCTACTGATGATGGTTTAACATGGAGTGTTGTTAATGGTGGATCTACAGGTTTATTGACCAATAAAGCTTTTAAATCTATTAATTATCAAGAAAAGGTGTGGGTTGCTGTTGGTGAAAATGGCTATGTTTTAAATTCTTCAAATGGAACTGATTGGCAAGAGAAAAGAATTAAAAATGCAGGAACAATTGTTGATAAGACATTTAATGGACTTGCATATGGAGATGGTAAATTAGTTTCTGTTGGTTTATCATCAAGTATTGTTTGGAGTGGATTTGAAACAGTAGGTGCAGCTGCAACTGCAACTGTTGGTGCTGGTGGTACTATTAGTGCAATTACTGTAAATGATGGTGGATTTGGTTATACTCCTAATACAAATCCAACAGTATTATTAAGTCAACAGAGTGTTACTCGTGAAAAATGTAATACGGTTACTATAGAAGGGGATTATGGAGTTATTACTGCAGTTGCTTATGATACAACTGGCCCTAACAGTAAACATGCAATAGAACTTACATTAGATTCTGATGTATTCCTTAATCAACCTGCATTTGGTAATATTGCAAGAAGTCAAATCTCTGTTGGTGATTACTTTGTAGTTCGTGGTTCTAGAGTTGGTACTGCTGGAACTGGCCCAACATCCATCGATAAAGATGGTAATATTGTTGGTCAAGGAACAACTATGATAGATAATATCTATAAGGTTGAAACAGTAACTAATGTTGATGCAGCTACTGTTAAAGTTGCATGTAATGTACAATCTTATGCATCTGGTATTGTCACGGCAACTACTTATACAGGTGCTTCAAAAGGAGCTGCTCTTGGTTATTATAGTTGGGGTAAATTATCTGATATGAATAGGTCTTCTACTGGGCCTAAAGTGTTTAATATTAATAATTTGAATGGATATATTGGTATAACTACTTCACCAGAAGTAAAACGTATCAATCCATTAGCGGTTACTTATAGTGACTTTGACAAAACTACATAAATAAACAAAAATAGTCTAAAAAAATAAAATGCCTGCGATTATTTCAGATCAATTTAGAATATTAAATGCTGCGAACTTTGTCGCTGGTGTAGCTGACACATCGCAGTATTATTATACATTTATTGGATTCCCAAATTCTCAAGATATTGGTGCTGGTTACGGCAAAACCGATTGGAATGAGAATACTCCAGCCCCTATGGATGGATTTAGGGAATATAATGATGTTTGGGATACCATGTTAGGACTTAAGAAATTAAGTAGTGGTGATATACAAAGAATGGTGAAGAAAAACAGTTGGACTGCTGGTACTGTTTATGAAATGTATAAGAATAGTTATACAAGAGTGAATCAAAGTCCTAAAACTTCTTCAACTAATCTTTATGATGCACAATATTATGTCGTAAATAGTGATCTTAAAGTTTATATCTGTATTAATAATGGTCAAAGTCCTGATAACCCACAAGGTAGACAATCACTTGACGAACCAGATTTTGTTGATTTAGAACCAAGAGCTGCTGGTACTAGTGGTGATGGTTATGTTTGGAAGTATCTTTATACAATTAAACCTGCAGAAATAGTAAAATTTGATTCTATCGATTTTATGCCTGTTCCCAATACTTGGGGATCTGGTGAAACTGCAGATGTAAGAAATAATGCAGTAGATGGTAAAATTGAAACTGCAATTATTGTTAACGCTGGTGATGGTTATCAACCTATAGGTACTACATTTAATAATATTCCAATACTTGGTGATGGAACTGGTGGTAAAGCATCAGTAACAGTTAATTCCCAAGGAAAAGTTTCTGATGTAACTGTTACTAATGGTGGTACTGGTTATACACGAGCACAAATTCAGTTTTATCCAGGAGGGCCTGGTACAGAAATTGGTGGGCCTATTGCTGGATTATCAGCTGTTGGTGTTGCTGGAACATCTGTAGCTGATATTGAAGTTGTGGTTCCACCTCCTGGTGGTCATGGTCATGATGTTTATAAAGAATTGGGTGCGTATAGAGTTTTAATGTATGCAAGATTTGAAAATGATACATCCAATCCTGATTTTATAGTTGGTAATGATTTTGCAAGAGTTGGTGTTGTTAAAAATCCAAAAACTTTATCTGGTGGAGATTTAACTAAATCTAGTGCTGTTTCTCTTACTTCACTTAAACTTAAGACTATAAGTGGTGGTAATATTGCGGATACTACATTTACAGTTGATACACCCGTATCACAAACAATTGGTGTTGGATCTACTGCTGTTGGTTATGTTGCGAATTGGGATTCATCTACAGGTGTTTTAAAAATGTATTCACCTACTGGTATTGGATCTACAACTTATGGTTATAGAATGGTTGATTTTACATCCCAAATTGGGCCTGGAGGAAGTTATACTCTTGCAGGTAATGCATCTGGTAATGCACTTGGAATAGATACAAGTTTTGGTAGTGCTACTCAAGTTGCAGCTGCAACTACTGTTGGAACTGCAATTGTACAACTAGGCCAGGACTATATTGAAGGTGTTGCTGATCCAGAAGTTAAAAAATATTCTGGTGAGGTGTTATACATAGATAACAGGGCTGCAATACAACGTAGTGCTACCCAGAAAGAAGACGTAAAAATCGTATTAGAGTTCTAAGAAAATGCCTCAAGAAACAAATCTGAACGTTTCTCCATATTTTGATGATTTTAATGAAGACAAGAACTTCAAAAGAGTTCTGTTTAAACCTGGTAGCCCTGTTCAGGCAAGAGAATTAACTCAATTACAAACTATTTTACAAAATCAAATTGAACAGTTTGGTCAACACTTCTTCAAAGAAGGTTCGATGGTCATTCCTGGTCAAATTGGTTATGATACTCAATATTATGCAATACAATTAGAGGATACTTTCTTAGGTGTTCCCTTATCTGAGTATCTTGATAAATTAGTTGGTAAAAAAATAATAGGACAAACATCTGGAGTAGAGGCTAAAGTAGTTAATTACCTTTTATCAACTAAATCTGATAAAGGAAAATATACTTTGTATATTAAATATACAAAATCTGGTAATGATTTTGTATCTAATGTTTTTAATGATGGAGAAAATCTTACAGCTACTAC